GGTCGCGACTGTTTTGAAAAACGGGACAACTTGCTTGAGGCGCTGGAGAAGGACGGTGCGGGTGAGCTGGTGCACCCGTGGCTGGGGCGCATGCAGGTACAGGTCGGGCAGTGCAGTGTGACGCACACCCTGATTGAAGGCGGGATGGTCCGGCTGGACCTGGTGTTTTATCCGGCCAACCCGCTCAAGTTTCCTGTGTCGACGCTCAATACCCGGCGGCAACTGCTCGGCGCGTCCGCAAGCCTGCTGGACTCGGCGCTTCGGCGCTATCGCTCGGTGATGGCCGTCGTGGATGCCGTGCGCATCAACGTTCAGGCGCTGCGCAGTGCGCTGTCCGGGGTGTTTGCCACTATTCAGCGGCAGTTTGCGCCGTTCATGGCGATTTACTCGGATGTCACTGCGCTGGTGCATTCGCTGGTCAATGCGCCGCTGACGGTGAGCACGTTGTTCACCACGTTCTTTGCCAGTTTCGACGGCGACAGTCGCCGATCCAGACGAGCGAATGGCAGCAGCAGTGTCAGCGGTGCCAGCACCACAACAGGTTCTAGCAGTTCGGTCGGCGGTGGTTCAGGTGGTAGCTCGGGTGGAAGTTCCGGCAGCGGTTCCGGCAGCAGCACCTCCATCAGCCTGGCGTCGAGTTCCGGCAGCAGCGGTGGGTCTTCCGACCTTGAAACGGTCCCTTACCGGTCGGTCATTTCCGAGGCCACACAACAGGCACAGGCGGTGTCCAGCATCAACCTGGTCGGCCAGGGCAGTGGGCTCGATACCGGCCTGACGGCTCAGGCCATCGCCAATCTGGTTCAGGACGCGCTGCTGGTCAAGGTGGCGAGAATCGTTGCGAGCATGCCAGTGGCCACAACGGTTGCGCCGCTCACGGTGGTGCCTTCGCTGGACCAGCAAAGGGTGCAAGCGCTGCAACGTGTGGATGTGCCGGTAGCTGATGACGTGATCGAACTGCGTGACACGTTGAGCTCGGCCATCTGGGAAGCGTCGCTGAAGGCCGACCCTGACCATTACCTGGCGTTGAACACATTACGTCAGGCCTTGATCCGGCACCTCAACGCGGTAGCGGCGTCTGGCGTGCGTCTGGTGGACATGAAAGTGTCCGAACCGCTGCCTGCGCTGGTGCTGGCTTATCGGCGGTTCTGCGATGCCAGCCGGTCGCTGGAAATCGTCCAGCGCAACCGGCTTGCCCATCCGGGTTTCGTGCCGCCCGGTACGCTGAAAATCGCTCAGGAGTGACCCATGATCGACCCTAATGTTGTCACCCTGACGGTTGGCGATCACGACTATGCCGGTTGGAAGTCGGTGGAAATCTCTGCCGGGATCGAGCGTCAGGCACGCAGCTTTGAAGTGAGCATTACCTGGCAGTGGCCGGGCACCGAAGTCGCGCATCCGATCATGCCCGGCGCTGCCTGCGAAGTGCGTATCGGCGGCGAATTGATTCTGACCGGCTGGGTGTTCGCCGCGCCGATCAACTATGACGGCAAGCAGGTCACGCTGAAGATTTCCGGTCGCTCGAAAACCGCTGATCTTATTGACTGCGCGGCCATCAACAAGCCCAGCCAGTGGAAAGACGTCGGGGTGCTGAAGATCGTTCAGGCGCTGGCTGCTCCCTATGCGTTGTCGGTGATCAGCGAAATCCCGGAAACCTCGAAGATGGCCGATCACACCATCGAGCCTGCTGAAAGCGTGTTCAAGTCCATCGACCGGCTGCTGACGCTGTTCCGGATTTTTTCCACCGATGACGAGTTCGGCAATGTGGTGCTGGCAAGGCCGGGCAGTCGAGGGCAGAGCGCAGACGCACTGGAACTCGGCAAGAACGTGTTGAGCGCCATCATCGCGAGGGATTTTTCCGGGCTTTATTCCGAGTACCGGGTCATTGGTCAGCAGACCGGTAATGACAAGACGTTCGGCAAGGAAGCGGCGGAGGTGTCAGCGGTGGTTACCGATGACAGGAATAAAGAGCGCCTTCGCGTGCTGATCCTTCATGAGGATGCGCCGATCACACCCAAGCTCGCGCTGAGCCGCGCCAATTGGGAGCGTGGTCAGCGGGCGGGCAAGGCGCTGCTCACCACCTACAAAGTGCAGGGCTGGCGGCAGTCCAACGGAGCGCTCTGGCGGCACAACACGATGGTGCAGGTGGTTGATCCGGTCATCGGTCTGGGCAGGAACATGCTGATTTCAGCCGTGACCTACTCGCTGAGTGACCAGGGCACCATCACCACGCTGGTGGTCGGACCGCCTGAAGGTTTCCAGGCCGAGCCCGCTGACCCCAACAAGCGCAGCAAGGTGCAGCTCAATCAGGACGCTTACTCCTGGCTGCTGCCTATCGATGAGGAAACAACCGCATGAGCTTACTCAATCGCATGCTGGTGCGCGGCACGGTGGTGCTCGCCAAGGCCAGCAGCAAGATGCAGGCGCTGCAAATGCGCCTGACCGCTGGGGAGGTCAAGGACGACATGGAACACTTCGAACCCTACGGTTTTACCAGCAACCCGCTCGCGGGCGCCGAAGGCATTGCCGCCTTTATCGGCGGCGATCGTTCTCACGGCCTGCTGCTGGTGGTGGCCGACCGACGCTATCGCCTCAAGGGCCTGGAGTCGGGCGAAGTGGCGATCTACACCGACGAGGGCGACAAGGTGCACCTCAAGCGCGGCAAGGTCATCGACATCGAAACCGGCACCTTGAACATCAAGGCAGCCGTGGCGGTAAATTTCGATACGCCGCAGATCACCCAGACCGGAAAGATAGTTTCCAAGGGCGACCAGATGGCCGGGGGCATCAGCCAGATCAGCCATTTGCACGGCAACGTGCAGGGCGGTAACGGCCAGAGCGGGCCACCCGTTGGAGGTGCCGGATGATCATTGAAGGCTCTCTGCAGGCTTCCTTGCTGCGCTCGGTGGTCATCAGCCTGTTCACCTGGCGTCGCGCCGAAGCGGACGATCCGATCGACGATGCCGAACGCTTTGGCTGGTGGGGCGACACCTATCCGACGCAGGCCAACGACCGCATCGGCTCCAGGTTGTGGCTGCTGCGTCGGGTCCGTCTCACCGCGCAGACCCAGCGTGACGCCGAGTTCTATGCGCGCGAAGCGCTCGCCTGGCTGATCGACGATGGCCAGGTCAAAAACATCAACATCCTTACCGAACAGGTTCAGAGCAATCGCCTGAACCTGGGCGTCGAGCTGGTCGTTTCTGACGGTCAGGTCGTGCGCTTCAACCCTTCAGAACAGTGGCAGGTGATTTATGCCGTTTGAAACGCCTACGTTACCGGCGCTGATCAACCGAACCCAGGTCGACCTCGCCGACGAAGCGCTGCGTCAGTCCGATGCCCGGGTATTGTCGCGTGCCCACAGCGGTGCGGCCTACGGGCTGTACGGCTATCAGGACTGGATCGCCGACCAGATCCTGCCGGACACCGCCGATGAGGACACCCTTGAACGGCAAGCCATCCTGCGCTTGCGCCAGCCGCGCAAGGTCGCGCAGGCCGCCAGCGGCTCGGTACGTTTTAGCGCTGCGGCCGGTGCGGTGCTGGATGTCGACACCGTGCTGCAATTCAGCGACGGACGCTTTTACCGTGTGACCAAAGGCGTCACCACGGTTGCGGGCAACAACACGACCACGGTCGAGGCGGTAGACGCAGGCGTTCTCGGCAACGCCGATGCTGGCCTGGTGATGACCGCCGTGCAGCCTGTCGAAGGCATCGACAGCACGTTTACCGTGATTGCGGACGGGCTGACCGGGGGGATTCCCCAAGAAAGTATCGAGTTGTTGCGGGCTCGTGTAGTGCGTTCCTATCGAGTCATCCCGCACGGTGGCAATCAGGATGATTACGTGACCTGGGCGCTGGAATTGCCGGGCGTGACACGTGCCTGGTGCGTGCGTCGTTACATGGGGCCGGGCACTGTCGCGGTGTTCTTCATGCGTGATGATGAAGTCAATCCGATCCCCGATGCCGGGCAACTGGCGGAAATGGCCGCCTACATCGAGCCGTTGCGCCCAGTCACTGCCGACGTGTACGTGCTGGCGCCGGTGCAGAAGCCGGTGGTCTACACGATCAGGCTCACGCCGGACACCTCGGCAGTCCGGGCGGCGGTAGAGGCTCAGTTGCTGGACCTGCACAACCGTGAAGCGGGGCTGGGCGAAACGTTGTTGCTGACCCACATCGCCGAGGCCATCAGCCGCGCGACAGGCGAAACCGATCATGTGCTGGCTGCGCCTGTCGCCAATGTCACCGCGGCCCCCAATCAGCTACTCACGTTCGGGGGCATTGTATGGTCGTCATAAGAACTGCCGAACACTACGCCGAGCAACTACAGGCGCTGCTGCCACCCGGCCCCGCCTGGGACCCGGAGCGCGTGCCGCAATTGCAGCAGGTCATCACCGGCCTGTCCCGCGAGTTCGCCCGTATCGATGGCCGCGCCTTCGACCTGCTCAACGAGATGGACCCGGCCACCGTCAGTGAACTGGTGCCGGACTGGGAGCGGGTCATGAACCTGCCTGACCCCTGCCTGGGGCTCAAACCCTTGTTCGCCGACCGGCGCCTGTCAGTGCGCCAGCGGCTGGTGGCAACAGGAGGGCAGAACGCAGGGTTCTACATCGACATTGCCGTCAGTCAGGGCTACCCCGACGCCACCGTGACCGAACACCGAGCGCCCCGTATGGGGCGTTCGCGTTTTGGTCAGGCGTACTTCGGCACCTGGAACGCGCAATTCATGTGGACCCTGAACACCGGCGGCCGTCAGCGGCTGGGCCGACGCTTCGGGGCCAGCTACTGGGGAGAGCGATTCGGGGTCAACCCCGGCATCGCGATCGAGTGTTTGATTCGTCGAGCAGCACCGGCGCACAGCGTCGAATTCGTTAATTTCAACTGAGGAACACAATGTGGATTATCCCAAGAGTGTGCCAAGCGTAGGCTTGGTCAGCGGCAAATTTGTAGATGAAAACCCGGCCACCGGTGCGCCCGGCTCGCTGATCCCTGCAAAGTGGGGAAACTCGGTGACGCAAGAAATTTTGAATGCCATGGCCGCGGGTGGCGAACTGCCGGACGAAACCAGAACAGACCAGCTCGCGTCGGCCATTACCCAGATTGGTTCACAGGTCAGGCAGGCCTACCGAGGTGCCGGTTTTGGCTATACAGCGTCCGAGATACTTCTGCCGGGAGTGGCGGGGCATTGGCACAGGATCAACGTTGCAGGCATCACGCTCACACTGCCGTCCAAAGCGAACGTGACGGTCGGCAAGTCCGTGACTTTTCATAATGCATCGACCGGAGCGGCAACCATCAAGGCCAGCGGTGCCGAGGTTATTTCACTGTTTGGCTCTGGCAGCAATACGTTACAGCTGAATGCGGCCGAATGGGTGGAGCTTGTCTTTAATACTGACGCGATCTACATCACCAAGCGCGGGAAAATAACGGAGGTCGTTGGGGTCGACTCTCAAAGAGTGTTCTCGTTCAACGCCGATACAGCTTTTACAAAGGAGCAGATGGAGTTGCTGCTTCTGGATGCTGCTGGCGGCAATCGTGCGTTCACACTGCCCTCCTCAAATGCGGCACTAGGCGTCAGAGACGTCATCGTTCGCAGGATAGACAACAGCGGTAACCGGTTGACCGTCAATGCTGCTGCCGGCGAAAAGATCAGGTTTCACACCCATTTAAATGCTGCTGGCTACTCTTTTCTGGTTCTGATGGGGGCTGGAGACTGGTGGCGTCTGCGCAGCGATGGAGCCGGGAGTTGGTGGCCAGTAGGACGCTACGACAACACTCCGCTGGGGCGACCCGTCTTTGAAACAACGACATTGTTCAGCCCCGGAGGATATGGAGCGTTGAACGGTGCGCTGCTTAACCGCGCCGAGTGGCCGTGGCTCTGGGACCATGCGCAGAAATCCGGGATGGTTTACACCGAAGCAGCTCGTTCCGGTAAGGAAGGCGGATGGACCATTGGTGACGGTGCTCTGACCTTTCGCGGACCTGAGGGGCGAGGGGAGTTTCTACGGGTGCTTGATGAGTCTCGTGGCGTTGATACGTCGCGTGTTGCTGGTTCCTGGCAGGACGGTACTTGGCTGAGGACAATGTCACAAGAGTGGAGCGGGTCTGACATAGAGACCGGTACCTACTTGTTAGGCAACGGCCACGCTCAGTCAGATGGGCGTCTCAATTCCACGGGCCCTGGCGGTTTGTTGCCTCCTGGAGCGCTGGTTCCTGCTGGCGGTTCCGCGTACCTCCCTGAAACGACAGACAACGGTGTGACGGGAACTGTACTGAGGGATCAGCAGCCGATGAACAACTGGATTCGCTTCCGTAGCCGCAACATGGCCTATCCCGGCCGCATCAAACTGATCTGAGGACGTTATGCCTACTTACTTGATAGATGATTCGAATGCCTTGATTGGCCCTGTTGAACTTCCGGTTATTCCGGGGCTGGGCGAGCAGGTACCTGGCAATGCAGTCAGCCTGGCAGATTTTCTAAGCGAACCCGACAACGGGTTTACCTGGGCAATTGTTGACGATGAGCCGCAGCAGGTTCTGGATCGTCGTGGCTTGATGTACCGAACAAGCGACGGCTCTGAAGAAGAGTGGACCAGCCTGGGTGCGCCGCATGACGGTCTCACCACAAAAAAATGGCCTGGCAAATACCACGTATGGCGGGATGGTGCCTGGGCTCTTGATGATGAGACGCAAAAGTTTGCGTTGGCCGGTGCCGCACTGCTTGTCCGCGATCAGCGTTTGCAGGAGGCCGCAACACGTATAGCTCCCTTGCAGTACGCCGAGGATCTGGGGGAGGCCACTGAAGCAGAAAAGACAAGCTTGCTTGAATGGAAACGCTACAGCGTGAAATTGAACCGGATCGAGCAAAGCCCTGATTACCCTCTCCAGATCGAATGGCCGTCACCGCCCTTGGATGCACTCGCTCAATAATCCTGGCCGCGAAAGTGTTTTTACAGTGCTGATCTTGTTGGCGTTGCACGCGCTATCAATTCTTAACGTGAAGTCAGTCAGGCATAGCGTGTTAGCTAATTTAGACGTTGATTCTTAATGCTAAAAACAGCAGCAGCGGTATTGCATGCAACTTCGCAATTGCAGGAGATGAAACATGAAGTTCACCTAAAGCGTTTTCTAGTTCGCGAACACTCACGCTGTTTAACTACATTACATAAAAGGTATGCACATGAACATAGTCCCTACTTCTCGTAACCCTCAATGGGCCGATCAGGCCCACACTTCCATGACACTCTGGGTGATCGTTAGCGAACCCGGCTATATGGACCGTCAGGACGCTATATCGGTCTCTGCCAATCACCCGGATCCGCAATACGTAGCATTTTTCAACCGGGCAATCGCTGGTGAGTTTGGTGAGATTCTTGAGCCGAGCGAGCAGATGATTCTGATGAACGCCAACGCCGAACGCGGCGTCTACCTCAACAACGCCACCAAGAAAATCAACGAGCTGGATTTTCAACTGGTCATTGTGCAAAACGCTATCGCGTCGGGATCGGCCACTGACGCTCAAATCAAATCCCGGCCTGCGCTGCAAGCCGAGCTTGATGCCTATGCACTCTACCGGGCGCAGCTTTCCAACCTCTCGACGCTCCCGGGATATCCGATGTCCTTCGCATGGCCCGTTCCGCCAGCGACGCCATTTGTTTACGTGGAGCCTCCGGTTGTCCCGACACCTCCTACAGGCGTGAGCGAAGATGAACTGCCTTGGGTCATGAACAGCATTCGCAACCCCCGCTGGGTCGATCAGGCTCATACGGCTATCGTGCTTTTGGTCGTCTTTGAAAAGACCAAATACACTAATGGCGAGGAGGCCGTAACTGTGTCTCCCGGCTCGCTGAAGCCACAAGCCAGAGAACTCTTCAATCGTGCCTTCAACGGCGAGTTTGGCGTGATTCTCGAGCCGATCACGGAAGAGGGTACGGGCGACGCCATCAGTCAGCGCAACGTGTACTCGGCCACGGCATCGGCGAAAATCGACTCACTGATCAGCAGGCTGGGGACCGCGCAAAGTGCCATTGAAGCCCAGTTGAAAACCCTGCCTGTGCTACAAGCCGAACTCAGTGCGTATTGGCTTTACCGGGTGCAACTTGCCCAGCTCGATGTGCATCCAGGCTTTCCAGGGTCGTTCGTGTGGCCCGTACCGCCTGCATCGCCATTCGTGTATATAAAGCCGATTGAACAGCCCACACCTTTTATCGGTGTCAGTGCAGACGAACTGCCCAAGTAATAACGCCCCGCACTGACGGGGCGTTGTTTTATCCGCGATGCGTAATTGCACTTGGAACAGGAAAACTTCGTCGATCGGTGAGTCAAGCAAGCTACTTAGGAGGATCCATGCCTATCAACCAGCAACAACTACTACAAATCCTCCCCAACGCCGGCCCGCAAGCCGGCGTTTTTGTTCCTGCGCTCAACGCCGCCATGACTCGCTACGCCATCAATACCCGGTTGCGCATCGCCGGGTTTATCGCCCAGGTCGGGCATGAGTCCGGGCAGCTTCGTTATGTGCGCGAACTGGGTAACAACAATTACCTGGCCAAGTACGACACCGGGCAGTTGGCGCTGCGTCTGGGCAACACGCCAGAGGCCGATGGCGACGGTCAGCTTTACCGGGGGCGCGGGCTGATTCAGGTGACGGGGCGGGCCAACTATGAAGCGTGCGGGGAGGCGCTGGGGCTGGACTTGTTGCGCCAGCCGCAACTGCTTGAACAACCTGACCACGCCGCGATGTCGGCGGCGTGGTTCTGGGATCGGGCGAACCTCAATGTGCTGGCTGACAAAGGGGATGTGCTGATGATCACCCGACGTATCAACGGCGGCACCAATGGCCTTGCTGATCGGCAGATGCTGTACCAGCGGGCACTGGAGGTGCTGCCATGAAAGCACTGGATGTGCGCTTCCTGATCCTGGCATTCGTGCTGGGTTCGGGGCTGGGCACATGGTGTGCCTGGAAGTGGCAGGCGGCGTGTTACGGCCTGCAATTGTCCGCACAGGCGCTGGGTTATCAGCGTGAGCGCGAGCAGGCGGCGCTGGCGGTTATCGACTGGCAGAGCGCCGAGCAGGCGCAGCGGCGCGCGCTGGAAGTCCGTCTGCAAAAAAACGATACACACATTCACAAGGAATTGAGCGATGCACAGACCTCTCAAGCTCGCCTGCGCGACCGTCTGGCTACTGCTGATCTGCGGTTGTCAGTCCTCCTCGCCAACCCCGCCGGTGGTGATGACTTGTCAGCCACCACCGATTCCGCCAGCGTGGTTCATGGAAACACGCGAGGCGAACTTGACCCGGCGGCTGCTGGACGAATTGTCGCCATCACCGACTACGGCGATCAGGGATTGATCGCCTTGAAGGCTTGCCAGGCCTATGTGCGCGAGATTGCGCATTGATGTTCCTTTCGGCTCCCCACCCTCGGCCATCGTGCCCCCACCTCAATCCCGCCTCTGCAAGGAGGCGCGGCCCTCTTTCGAGCGTTTGCAGGCTTGCCAAACGGTCTTGCCCGGTACATTCATATTGCACCGGTCGATTCGGTACGCTAATGTCCCGAAACGTACCAACGAGACCCCCTCCGTGACGACAGTCAGCAAGCTTTTGATGCGCGTTATCAAGGCTCACGCCCGTTGGCGTTGGCGCGCCTGACTATTTCCTTGCCGGCCCTGCCGGACCCGTACCCGTATGCCTTCGATTTTTGATGTTTTTGCCGTTGTCACCTCAAGCGTAGTGGCTGAAGAGGGGCGCATGAGCGAAGCAGAATCCGGAAGGCCTGAATCAAGTCAGTAAATCAAAAGGTTGATAGCAAAATGTTGCTGATGATCGATAACTACGACTCCTTTACCTACAACGTTGTGCAGTACCTCGGTGAGCTGGGGGCAGACGTCAAAGTCATTCGTAATGACGAACTGACCATCTCGCAGATCGAAGCCCTCAACCCGGAGCGCATCGTGGTCTCGCCCGGCCCGTGCACGCCCAACGAAGCCGGTGTATCGCTTGAGGTGATCAAGCACTTCGCGGGAAAACTGCCGATTCTGGGTGTCTGCCTTGGGCATCAGTCCATCGGCCAGGCGTTCGGTGGCGATGTGGTGCGCGCGCGTCAGGTGATGCACGGCAAGACCAGCCCGGTGGTGCACGAGGACGGCGGCGTATTCGCAGGTTTGAACCATCCGCTGGTGGTAACCCGCTACCACTCGCTGGTGGTCAAAAGCGATACCCTGCCCGAGTGTCTGGAAGTGACGGCATGGACTGCACTGGAAGACGGCTCGGTTGATGAGATCATGGGCCTGCGTCACAAGACACTGAACGTTGAAGGGGTGCAGTTTCACCCTGAGTCGATCCTGACCGAGCAAGGTCACGAGTTGTTCGCCAACTTTCTCAAACAAAGCGGCGGCCATCGTCAGGGCTAA